AAGTTTGCTGACATTGACCGGCGTGAACGGCTGCTAAGGGATGAAGAGTTTACAGCTAGGGTTGAGAATTACGAACAAGAGTGGCGAGCTGCTCAAGCAGAGCAACGTGCATCTGGCGTAGAGTTTAACAAAGCAACCGTTAAATCTATGCGAGAAAAAGCTGCTATTGAATTAGGCATTCCTCCTGAATCTCCGCTGCTTAACTTTTTCAACGATTACACGACTAAAGAAGATCGTGATAATGAGCAAGATGTTGAGCGGCTTCTGGCTTTGCGTAGGCGTCGTGGTTACCTGATTGAAAAAGACCTTAGGGATGTATCTGACACTGTTTATCTTGATATGATGAGACTGGTGGATGAAGACGCTTCTATTGCTCAACGTCCTAAATCTTATATTAGTGATAACGAAAAGAAGATTACCGCTTTAACTAACGACTTCTTTAAAATCACGGACGGTGAAGCTCCCAAAACTAATGAATGGGAAGATATGGCACGTCGTGCACGTAATGCTGAAGCACAGTATTACGCTGAATACATTTATGCAGGTGATCCGCCTGAAAAAGCTCAAGAAAAAACCCGTAAACGTTTAGAAGAGAACTTTGCTGCTGGGACATATACTTATGATCCTAAACTTACTCCTAATGTTAAATACCTCCAGACTCTTAAGGCTGCCCGCAATATTATGGCTAGCAACCCACAACTTGATAGTTATATCATTGCTGGTACTGAGGAACCATTAGCTCAACTTGAAAAGTTTGATAGCGGCCAAACTAATTCACTTCCTAAGTTTTACCATGACTTAGCTTTTGGTAATAAAAATCTTAGTCCTTATGATGCTGCTGCTGCTCAATGGATGGCGAAAACTGGTAAAGTGCTTCGCCCTAACCCTCAGCAAGAGGCAATCATGCAGCACTCTGCTGGTTATCGCCGGTTTATGAATTATAGACCCACCAAAAATAAACTGACTAGAGCTAACGCTACCTCTTTTAAACCTGGACAAACCCAACAAAGTGGTGCTCCGGCTAACCTGTATCAAACCAATGTCATTGGTACCAAGAGTAATTATCGTGGTAACAGCAACGTTGTTAATACTGGGTACAAGGATTACCAAGGTCGTGAAGTTAAATTCATCCCCAAAGCTGCTACAGATTTCAAACGTATGATTCTAGCAATGGAAGCTGATGGTATTCCATTTGACCCTAAATTTTTGACTAATGTTTACCGTGATGAAGCTGAGTACATGCGCTTGAAAAAAGAAGGTTACACACCGGCAAGCAGTGGTCCTCATAACCACGGCTTAGGTTTTGACTGCTCAAGCGAAGGAAAAGATCGTATCTTTAATGATTGGGTTCGTCGTCGTGGTGGTGAATTTGGTTTCTATCCCCATGATTACCACGGTACCCACGGTGGTCACTTTGAATATACCGGAGTTTACCGATGACTTATAGTAGTTTTGATCCTTCTAAAGTCGATGTCGATGCTACGCAAAGTCTTGCTAATCTTACCGGACATCACCTTAATAAGGATTTACAAGAGAATCAAAAACCAGCTGAACAACTTCCATTAACTGAAGAGGAGGTGCAGCAAATTGAAGATGAAAAGGCTGACATGCCCATCTGGCGTCGGACATTAGAAGAGGGTAATGCTAATCCTGATCTAATTTCTGAAAGCAATATGACGCTTGAGCAAAAAGCTCAGGCTCGTATTGATGAGATGCGTTCTATGAAGAACAGCATGAACCCTAGCCAATATGGGTTGACTGAAAACACCATTGAGTTGTTTGACTCTATCAAGGGTGGTGCTGCTAAAACTTGGTCATCTATTATGACCTTGCCTGAGCGTGTCACTGACATGTCTACCGGCGCTATGCAGCGGGAAATCGAAGAAACTGGTGCTTACAAACCTGAGTTTGATCCGTTTGGTCTTTCTGATTACAACCCTAACCTTAAAACTTGGTGGGGTAAGTTACTTGAAATGGGTGTACACTTTACCGGTCTTGCCGGTGGAGTGAAAGCTGTGCCTGGTGTTGGTTCTAAAGTTGCTGGTGGTGGTATCGGCGCTGACATCGCTGTTGGTGCAGCTAGTGACCTTATCTCTTCTACCTCTCAAGAGGGTAATCTTTCTCAAGAAGTTTACGAATCAAAGATTGTTGAACGTATCCCCATTATGGGTGAGTTTCTCAATCGTGGCATTGGTTATCTTGCAACTAAAGATTCTGACCATCCTTGGGTAAAAACCTTTAAAAATGCTTTTGAGGGTATGGGAGCTGACGCTCTTGTTGGCTCTATTCTTCGTAAGTTTGAAGGTGGTGAAGCACTTGATAATGATCGTATCACTGACATCACTCGTCAAGTTGATGAAGCACGTGAAGCTGAAAGCCGTGTTAACGCTGTAAACGATGCAATTGCTACTGGTAACATTAGACAAGGTGAGGAACGTCTTCAACGGATTCAAGAGATTATTGATAACATGCCTGAAGGACCAGACCGGGACTTCTATGTTAGTCAACTAGATAACATCCGTAATCAGATCTACGATGCTAAGGCAGATCTAGACAAAGGTACGTTCAGTGCCTACACTAACCGTGAGATGGCTGATCCTTGGCTGGGTGCTCCTAGTTCCCGTGCTAAGTCGGCATTTGATGCTGCTGAACAAGCTAAACGGCTAGATGATCAGTGGGAAACGCCTGGCGCAGGTTCTACTGACTCCGTGTTTACACCGGCTCAAGCTAATCGTATGGCTACCGAAAATGGTATGCTAGGCGATGAGATGAAAAAGATTGCCAAAAATCTTCTGTCCGACTCTCGTTATCAAGAGATGTTGAGGGAAGCTAAAGCACAAGGCAAGTCTTTTGAAGACATCTATGGATATGCTTTCCGGCGTATGCAAGAGACCATGGGTCGTGATGCAACCGCTGTTGATGCTGAAGATTTCTGGCGTCCATTTTTTGAAGATCCCACGTTCCGTACTGGTGGTCCTGACAGCATGGAAGCTTGGGCAATGGAAAACGTTGTTGCTGCTGACCTTGTTAACGCTTCGTTGTTCTCTCAACTGCGTGACCTTGGTATTGCCAGCCGTGAGCTGTTTGACATTGCTGATGTGATGGATACCGATGGTCCGATGAAGACCATTGCTGATCGTTTGATTGTTGGTCTTACTAACGTCAAACGTTCTCGTTATCTAATCTCTAATGAGTTCCGTAAGCTGCAAGGTCCACGTGCTAAGCAGGCTATGACTGAACGTGTTGAAGCATTCCGTGCTGAATCGGAAGCTGCTGTCAACATGTTTATGGAAATGGCACAGCAATCTGATAGTGATGCTGTTGTTAAGGCTTTGGCTGAGGCATTCTCCATGAGCAATAAGATCCAAAACTGGAAGGATCTTGATGCTTACATGAAGCAACGTATCCGTAACTTTGGTATTCAAGGTGATCCCGGCATCGTTATTAAAGAACTACAAGGTGTGATGATGCACAGCATTCTTAGTGGTCCTAAAACTCCTGTCCGAGCTATGATGGGTACCTTTACTGCTGGTGTTCTTCGTCCGATGAATACTGCTGTTGGTGCCAGTGCACGAGGAGATTGGGATACTGCTAAATCTAGCATGGCATCTCTTAACGCTTTTATGCAGACTATTCCTGAAGCTTGGAAGTTGTTTAAAACTAACCTTGGTTCTTATTGGAATGGTGATGTTGCAACAGTTCAAACCCGTTTCCTTGAGGCACGTACTAAAGCCGATGATGATTGGGCATTGTATGAGCATTGGGTAGACACACGGGGTAGTGATGCAGATAAAGCAGCATTTGCTATTGCTGATATGGCACGTGGTCTTAATGATAACAAATTGCTGACCTACAGCACCTCTATCATGGGTGCTTCTGACGATGCCTTTACGCTTCTTATGGCACGGGCACGGTCTCGTGAAAAGGCAATGAACCACGCACTTAATGTGCACAAACGTGGTGACATTGCTGAGATCTCCCCGGAAATGCTTCGGACTTATGAAGATGCATTCTATAAAGATTTGCTAGATGCTGACGGTAACATTAACCTTGAAAGTGATCTTTATCTCAAATCAACAGTTAAAGAGGCTACGCTTACTCAAGATCTGACTGGTTTTACCAAAGGTCTTGAGGATACCTTTAACAGATTCCCGTTTGCTAAACCTTTCTTCCTGTTTGCACGTACTGGTGTTAACGGTCTAAACTTTAGCTATAAAACCAGTCCGTTGCTCGGAATGGCGCATAAAGAGTTTATTACTATTATGCGGGCATCTGAAGATGATCTGACTGATGTTGCTCAATACGGTATTACTACTGCTGCTGATCTTGCTAACGCTAAAGCTTTGATGGCTGGTCGCCAAATCATTGGTGGATCAGTTGTGTCTATGGCAGCTGCTCATTATCTTAATGGCGGTATTACTGGTAATGGTCCTCAGGATCGTCGCCTTCGTAAGCTGTGGATGGATACTGGCTGGCAACCGCGTAGTATCAAGATTGGTAACGTGTGGGTTGGTTATGATAGCTTTGAACCCTTTAACACGATCCTTGCTTCTATTGCTGACATTGGCGACAACATGAAGTTAATGGGTCCACAGTGGTCCGAACAAAATCTTGGTACTGTGATGCTGGCTACAATGGGTGCTGCTACTAGCAAATCCTTCCTGCAAGGTCTTGGTCAGTTTGTTGACTTGTTTGCAAGTGAACCGTATCAACTTCAAAAGATTGCTGGTAATCTTGCCAACAACACTGTTCCGCTGGCGGGTCTTCGTAATGAAATGGGCAAAATTATCAGTCCTTACATGCGTGAGATCAACGGTAGTATTACTGAAAGCATCCGTAATCGTAACCTTTCTAGTGAAAGAATTTTTGCTTCAGATGAAGTGGCAGCTCTTCCCATTAAGTATGACCTTCTTAACGGTCAACCAATTCGTGATTGGAACTTTATGGAAAGTATGTGGAATGCCATGAGTCCTGTTAACCTTAAAATGGAAGATAGTCCTGGACGTAATCTTCTGTGGAATAGTAACTACGACCTTCGTCTGGTAAGCTACAGTTCTCCTGATAATATTGATCTTTCTGATCATCCGCATGTTCGTTCGTGGTTCCAACAAGAGTTGGGTAAATTAAATCTTGAAAAAACTCTTGATGATCTAGCTGCTGATCCTAAAATTCAAGACTCTGTTCAACGGATGAATGATGATCTGCGTAACGGTAAACGTGAGCTTGATCCTATGAAAGCGTATGTTCATAATCAAATCATCAACGATAGGTTTGAACGAGCACGTAAAAAAGCATGGGCAAAAGTCCGTGAAAATCATCCGGCTGAAACTGATTTGCTTTATGAAGAGCGCCGTCAACAGCGTGTTGATGTCTATAAAACTCTTCGTGAAACCCAAGGCAGACTTGTGCCTGGCGCTTAATCCACCCATCCCAACTACTTACCTAGCGTAAATGGCTACTCTTGACACATATACTGGGGATGGGAGTCAAGCTCTTTATCCCCTCACATTTGAATACTTAAACGAGACCGACGTTAAAGTACAGATCGACGGTACTCTTACATCTGCATATTCTTTTGCCAACGCTACACAAATCTTGTTTAATACAGCACCTGCAAATGGTGCTGAGATCATTATCTATCGGAGCACTGATGTAAGTGAACCGATTGTTAGTTTCTTTGCAGGATCTTCAATTCGTGCACAAGATCTAAACAAAGCAAATGATCAAATCCGGTTCTCTGTTGAAGAGTGGCGTAGTCAAACTGTTCCCCTGTACAATGCCGTCCTACCGGATGAGATTGATATGGGAGGTAACCGTATCATCAACCTTGCTGATCCTACCAGTGCTCAAGATGCTGTAACCAAGCAATATCTTGAGGATAACTACTTTGATGACGATACTGAAACTATTCAAAGTGGTGAAGGTTGGCCTGATAACGACACGACTATTGCCACTACTGCAGCGATTGATGATCGTGTTGATGTTAAGAT